AATTATTGATGACACGCATTTATTCAGCTGTATAAATGATCAATGCGAGGTAGAACTTACGCCAATTCTTGAGTATGTACTTAGGTATGAAATTTTAAACAACTAATAAACACACACAAACACATGAAAGAACTAATTGCAATCCAGGCGGAGCTAAAGGCTCCAAAGAATCAGTTTAACGCATTCGGGAAGTACAAGTACCGATCTTGCGAGGACATCCTAGAGGCTCTAAAGCCCCTGCTGTTAAAGTACGAATGTACCTTGACTATAGAGGATGAGGTTAAAGAAGTTGGCGGAATAGTATTTATTGAATCCACTGCTGCTATTCAGGTGGATAAAGAAGGTAGAACAGAAGGCAGAGCGGTCACAGCTCAAGCAGGGATTGATGTCAACCGCAAGGGCATGGACATAGCGCAGTCGTTCGGGAGCAGCAGCTCATATTCTCGAAAGTATGCGCTCAATGGTTTATTTCTCATAGATGATACCAAAGACCCTGATACTACCAATGATCATGGTGCAAAAAAGGAGGAGCTTAGTCCAAAGCATCCAAAGTGGCAAGGAGCCAAGGATTCACTAGCTAGTGGAAAAGTAACTATAGAGCAGATTAAGGCTGTGTACATATTAACAGCTGAGAACGAGAAACTTCTACTAGGATGAATTTTAAATGCAGAGCAAGTGCCTTGGGTAAGTTAATGACGAACCCAAGGTCTAAGTCTGAGACTTTATCGCAGACTACAAAGAGCTACCTAGAGGAATGGGTAAAAGAGCAGATTTACGGAATCAAGAAACAAATCAATTCTAAGTACTTGCAGAAGGGTTTAGCCTTGGAGGATCAGGCTATAGAGTTCTATTCTGTTGCTATGGATAAGGACTTCATGATTAAGAACCTAGACCACTTTGAGGATGATTTCTTCACAGGTACACCTGACTGTATGCACGAGGGTATAGTCTATGACTTCAAGACCTCCTGGGACTGCTTTACATTCCCTCTATTCGATCAGGAGCCTGACATGGGCTACTACTATCAGCTTCAGGTTTATATGCACCTGACAGGGCTCAGAAAGGCTAAGCTAGTGTACACGCTTCAGGACACCCCTGACTACCTTACCCATGAGGAACCTGTAAGTTACGCTCATGTAGATAACAGCTATAGAGTAAAAGAATTTGAAATAGAATATGACCCTATGGTAATTGAGACAGCTAAGGCTAGGATTCAAGAGTGTAGGGACTATGTTAAAGAACTACTAGCATGAGCGATATAACGATGTGCGAGGGCATAGATTGCCCGATCAGAAGCAAGTGCTACAGATATACGGCTATTCCGAATTACTACCAGTTTTACTTTATTGAAACCCCTTATCAATATGAGTACTGCGATATGTTTATATCCACGAAGGAGGAAGAAGATTTAAACAATAAGAAATTTGTAAACACTAGAGAAGAAGAACTATGAAACAGACAGCTGTAGATTGGTTGTTTACCCAACTATGGGAGACACCAAGGGATAAGTTCACTTGGCAAATTATTTTGAAAGAAGCCAAGGAGATGGAAAAGGAGCAGATTGAAGATGCTTTTGATACTGGTCTGTGCGATGGCTATGACTATGGATTTACAAATGATTCCCCAACAAAAGAAAATGGTGAACAATACTACAAAGAAACCTACATAAAACTATGAACTTTATTGAATTAGAAGAAGAGCATCTAGGTAGCCTAGACCTTTCAGTAACCCACATCAAGGATGAAATCTATCAGTTTGCTTTCTACGATAGCTATTGGTACATCGAGGCCATGGTAGTAAAAAACAATAGGAGATTCGACCAAATAGTAAGCTATAAGGTAGAATATGATTCAGTACCTATTAATGGTAATGAATTAGAACGCATTTTAACAAATATCCTTGACTACTGCAACTATAACTATTAACATGACATCACTAACACAGGAACAGAAAGACGAAGTCATCAGACTTTACAAGCTGAAAATAAAAAATAAGAACATTGCTAGGTTTCTAGGAGTATCATTCCATGTAGTAAACAACTTTCTCTACAAGGAATACCTAAAGACCAATGAGCGTGCTAAGAATAACGGAGCGCATCTTAAACTAGCTGATGAGGTAATCGAAATGTATAAGAACGATTACCCATACAAGCAGATCACAGAACGCACAGGACTATCACATCACCAAATCTGTGAGATAATTAAGTTGACTACCTACCGAAGGAGACAAGGAATAACAATAAAAAATCTTAGAGAAGTGCAACGATTATGGGAAGATGGGTATAAAATAGCTAACATTTCTTACAAGCTAGACATACCCTATGGACAGGTTCAATACTGGGTTCGAAAGATTCGTACAGGGGTGTACACAAGTGTACACTAAGTGTACACCTAAGTGTAAACCAAAATCGGCCTCCATTGGCTCCAATCGCAATAAGTGAACACTTTGAACACTTTTTGGGAAAAATGAAAAAAAATAAATTTTCAGGTGGTAAAAAAAAACACTTTAACAAAAAAAGTGTAAACTTGTAAACCTAAGCCAAAAAAGTGCCAAAAATCGGCCAAATTAGAGAGTATAAGCGGTTTTAGGGGTTTACACTCTAGTGTAAACTTAGTGTAAACTTAGTGTACACTTTTTGCCAAAAATAGCCCATTTTCTACAAACACTTGTAAAACGCAATGAACGTCACTTTAGGAAGAGCAATTAATTTATTGAACGCTGGCTTCAGCGTCATGCCCATATCAGAAGGCAAAAAACCGCTGATTTTATGGAAGGAATACCAGACCAAAAAGATAGAAAAAGCCGAGTTAGAACGGCTAGAGTCTAAAACTAAAGGTTATGGTATTATTACAGGATTTTATGGTACTGAATGTATAGACATAGACCTAAAAGTATTCCCTAGTGTACAAGAGGGTAAGAAATTTTGGAATGAGTTTATCGCATTCGTTTCGGATTACATAGATGACTTCGCTAGAAAGTTTGTAATCTACAAGACTATCAACTCAGGCTATCACATTATCTACAGATGTTCTAAGGTTGAAGGCAACAGAAAGCTTGCTACACTTAAGGGACATTCTCAGGCATTGATTGAGACTAGAGGTTCAGGTGGATACATCTACATCTACGATAATCAGGTAAGTGAATTGTCTTATGAGCAAATTCAGGAGATTACACCTGAAGAGCGTGATCTGCTGATGAATCTATGTAAGTATTTTCACTATGAGGATAGTGTAGATGAAACGAGGCCAAAAGAGGCCGATTACAGCGGTCTAACACCTTGGGATGACTATAACCATAGGAACAAGGCATTGGACCTCTTACAAGGCGAATTTAGTGCCATTAAGCACCTGTCTGATCGCATAGTTCTACGCAAGGTAGAAAGCAAGGATGCACTGCATGGATTTATCTACAAGGACACAGGTCTATGCTACCTGTTTACTACTGCAACGATTTACCCGCATGAGACACCCCTTAGCCCATTTGCTATCTACGCATGGAAGTTCTTTAGTGGAAATTACTCTGAGGCTGCTAGAGAGTTGTACAAGGAAGGCTATGGAGAACGCAAGATTAAGAAGGTAGAGATTGAGCGAATTGAGATTCCAAAGGAAGAGCTGATATTTCCGCTAGAAGTATTCCCTGAGACATTACAGAATTATATTCTGTTAAACCAGAAAACCTTGAATCATTCTATTGACTACATGGGTTGCTCCTTACTTTGGTACATTTCTATATGTATTGGTAACAGCTGCAAGGTTCAGGTCAAGACAGGATGGAGAGAGTCGGTAAACATTTGGCTAGGATTAATAGGTAAGGCAGGTCTAGGTAAGACCCCTAGTATAAATGCAGTCATATTCCCATTGGCTAAAAAGAATAGTTTTGAGATTAAGCATTACCAAAACGAATACAAGAAGTACAAGGAATATGAGAAGCTTTCTACAAAGGATAAGAAAGATGTGGAGGAAGTCAAAGAGCCTGTCAGAAAGCAGATTATTGTCAACGATGTGACTGTGGAGGCATTGGCGGATTTACATGAGGAGAATGCAGTAGGCATTGCAGTATTTAAGGATGAGCTTAACGGATGGATTAAGGACATGAACAAGTACAAGCCTGGCTCTGACCTAGAGTTTTGGCTGTCTTGTTGGTCGAATCAAGAGGCTATCATGACTCGAAAGACTGCAAAGAGTAGCTTTATTCAATCTCCATTGATTCCTGTTCTTGGAGGCATACAGCCTGGGATATTCTCGCAGATTTCTACCTTGGAGAACAAGGACAATGGATTCCTAGACAGATTGCTTGTTTGCTATCCTGATAAGGACATTGAGCATTACAACAGAAATGCGATAGATCAGGAAGTATTGGATTGGTACGAGGCTTATATGTCGCAGTTCTATAACCTGATAAGGAAAGAAGTCTTGCAGTTTAATAAGTTCGGTGAGATTGAGCCTAGAGTGATACGATTTGATACGGAAGCAGAGCAGGAATGGGAACGGATATTTAACAACATCACAGATATGCAGAACTCAGATGATATTTCTGAGTATGTCAAGAGTATGTTGAGTAAGCAGAAGGCTTACATCCCAAGATTTGCTCTTATTGTTAACTCAATTACTGCTTACAACAAAAGCGATGGATTTGACTGGGTAAGCAAGGATAGTTTACTGAAAGCTGAGAAATTAAGTAATTACTTCATTGCAATGTCTAAGAAGATTAAGGTAAACTCTATTGAAAGTTCAGAGCTTGGTGAGTTGGTTAGGTCGCTAAAAAATGAATCGATTGAAAGAAAAATACAGCAGATTCAAGAAGCTATCCCTGATTTTAATAGATCAGAGCTTGCTGAGATGCTAAATGT